TTCACCTGTAACCATTTCGGAAGTTGACGGAGCCTCTGGAGCTTCTTCTTTCGGGGCCTCGGGATTGCTTTCAGGAGACTTTTCTCCTTCCACACCCGGTCCCTGAAAATCCTTGTCCTTGCCCTCGCCTTTTGTTGAGCCTATCTTTTCCGTTTCGCCCTTCTTCACCGAATACCTCCTTTTGCATTATTCTTATAACAGAAAATAATCTTGTTTACTGGCATCGGTTATTTTTCCTCCGCAGGAAGCAGACTGCACCGACACCTTGGATGTGTGTCTTTTGCCGGTATCGGAGCTTTTGTAATCGGATAAGTACCGGCCAGTGACATGCAGAGAGGACAGGCATCGGGCGAAGGCAGAAACTCGACCTCCTCAACGCCCCAGGCCCCCCACTCCTTTAATTTCGCGGTCTCTGCGGCCATTGTCATTTCGGTTCTGGCAAGCCGCTCCCAGTCTGAATTTTTATCATCGAATATGCTGTCCAGCTTTCGCGCAACATCCCGGGGATTCAGACCGGCGACAACGCCCGTCTCCATGGCTGGGATAATTTCTTCCCTGAGCATTGCCGTGGCATTGTCCTTTACGAGCTGAAAGCCGTTTTCCGCAAGCTGATTAAATATCTGTTTGTTCTGAATCATGTCGAGCTTGGGTGTGCCTTCTCCGAGTATCTCCGCTGCCTGAATAAGCCCCAGGCTGTAAGCCTGCCCGTAGTACCAATTCACCGGGCTATTGGTATCCGAAAGGTCAAACTCCCCGAGCCAGTCCTTGTAAGCCTTCATGATAAGGGCACGCTGTTCAACGGAGAAATTAAAAGCCTCAAGGCCGCCCGGGAGAAGTGCGTATTTAGCTGATTTGATGCCGTCTAATTTCAGATTGGTAAACACCTTCCCTTTAAACGCAAGGCACTTAGACGTAAGGTCGGCTGTGTATTTATCCTCCACATTATCAAGCTGAGGCCACGGTTTCGGCCTTGTTTCAGCTTGCTTCTGACCGTAGAAAGCCGGACCCTTTGAGGTTTCCGGAGGGGCGCTGGATGGCTGCTGATAAGAAGAGCCGGACAGCATCATATCAGCCTGAGCGTTCAGGAATTTGGCCTGGGCCTCCTTCAGGGCATCACGGAGATTCACCTGAGCGAACTCCACCGACCAGTCACCTTTCTTCCAAGTCCGACCCCGCAGAAGCAATAAGGTCTTTATGAGCTGAGTAAACAAGGGGAGTTTCGCGGCTTGCCTCGTCTTGACGTCGGCCATGAGCATCTCGGATTCCTGGTCACTCAGCCTTTCTGTTGACGACCAGTGCATGCCGAGCATCCACGGAGGAAGTCCGAGCTTTGCGATGATCTGCTCAAGAACGTGCCTCGATGGTATCTCGAATTCGAGTACCGTCTGACCGGCGCCGATAACTGATATCGTTATATCAGAGTCCTTATCAATCGCTCTTATAAAGTCAGCGGATTTCCCCTGCCTCTTTGCCCTGATAGCCCGGTTGAAGTCATCCTCCATCTGCCGGCGTCTGGTTACATGGTCAGTCCCATCCCGGCGTGAGGTTTTGTAAACGATGGAAAAGCTCGGGTCCCCAAAGCGTTCCCATACGTTTAAAAGGCTATTCTGCATCGTTACGAGGATCTTGCTGACAAATTCGCAGGAGCGCAGTATCGACGTACCGTGAGGGTTCTGGTTTTCATTGTCGATTGAAAAATATTGAAGGTTGACCGGGTTTAATTTCCGGTCCTCGGTGTCCCGGTCTGATTTCTGCCAGATTGAGAGGCCGGATTCCTCGCGCTTGAATTTAATGAACTTTGAATCAGCGACCCGCAGCGCAACGATGTCCGTTCGGTCCTTGTTGGCAATGAACTCCCCTAATGAAAAGCCCTGCTCGAAAGCCTCGTTCGTGAAGTTCTGATGGTATGCCTGCAGGCCCCGTTGAATATCATTGACCTGTACGGTGTCAATCCACTCCTGAATCTCGTCTACGAGCGAGGTATTATTGCCGGTGGCGATGATATGACCGTCGAGGGAGACCAGGCGTTTAATGCCCGCGTCAATAATCGGTATGCCCTCACGGAGATATTCGTAAAACATGCCCTCCACCTTGCGCGGGATGAACGACCGGAAATACTTTGTGTAGGGACCCTGCCCGTCATTTTCCCTGAGCTGCCAGTCTTCCGGCTGAGGGTCTACCGTCTTTGGAACTGCCTTAATATTAATATCAAAACCGAAAAGTCTCATGTCGTCTCCTATAACTGCTTTTGACGTCTTTAACGGTATTTAACTAAGCAAATATATCTTCTCCTTGGTCGAGGACAACCCTGAGCGTGGCACACCTACCGGCGTCGATAATATGATCGTCCTCTTTTTTGAATATCCTGCGGTTGTTCGAGCCTACCCTGCTCGTATGGTTCGGGTAATAAAGAACTATGTCAGGGTCATGCGGGAATTCCAGCTCAAGCCTCTGCATCTTTGCGACTTCTATATCAGTGGCAAGCTCCTTGGCCGATAGCCTGAGGGGTTTCTCCGTGTGTGTATCAAAGACGAGATCGCCCTCCTCATTGACGGCATCGTACATGGCCCCGAATTGAAAGCCGATAAGCCGGTATTCGTATCTCTTTTTTTCGTATATCGCAAGGTTGTGCAGCATGTGTACAACGGCGCTCCCGGCATTGCCAAAGTCAACGCCCCATCCCATGTCCAGCTTACCCGAGTCAAACACTTCGTCCATGGCCTCGATCGCATTAGCCTGCATATCGTAGGTAACGCCCTTCATCTGCAGCCTTGCGATGGTCCTCCATGTCTTGCCGAGGATAAGGCGGATGACGATCTCCGTGGGGTCCTGCGAGTAGCCCAGGTCACAACCTCCGAATTTCAGGCCTAATTGATTGCTGAAAAATGACTTGATTTCGGTTGCGATATTGAACTGACTTTTTGAGACGTTTGTGTCCACCAGATATTTAACGGTCTTTTCAGCCACGCCGTATCCGGTAAGGTAAACAGTGTCCTTATCAACGAGGATCTTCAGGCACCGGTATTCCGGTACTTCCTTCACTAAGTGCTGGAATTGAGCCCAGGGGAAGACAGTATTTTCGGCGTCGCCCCACTCTCCCTCGACGTTATGCTTGAATCCCGGAGAATCCTGTCCACCGTACTGGTCGACGTAGAGCCGTTCTCTCTCCTTTGTCCAGAAAGGAGCGGGCATAAGACGTTTGGACCAATGGAACTTCTTAAAATATTTTCGACTGGTGAATTCATCGTCGTCCTCATTTAATCTACCTTCGGCCTTTTGACAGAGCCGGTAAAATTCACAAGAGCGGTCCCCGTCAGGCACGCTGTAAAGTTTAAATACGCACTCCGGCTTCCCGGCACGCCAGAACTCGTCGAATATCTGCTTGTTTTTAGCCTTGACCGATTCGTCCATGAGACAGAATGTCCTTGCATGTACCCCCCTGAGCGGTTTTCCGTCTATGTCAGTGGGCCTGAAATCCAGTTTAAAGCCCGATGTGAAGCGCATGTGATGGTGGGGTTGCTTTCTGTGCATGAGCAGCGATTTATGCAGCATAGGATTGAAGCTGAACTGCTCCTCTATCATGTCGATGATTTCCACAAGGTAGATTGTCTGAGGGGCCGCCACAAGCCCGCTGCCCCGATGGACGGTAAAGGCTTTCCAGAGGCAATAGGCCATGATCTCTCTTGACTTGCCGACTTCCGAGGCCGTTTCATGGAGCGTATGCCCGTGATACCTTACGGACTCCTCCTGATAATCAAAGAATGTGTACGGATTGCCCGGATTGTCCGGCTCTTTCAGGTGGGCCCATGTCCATAAGACAGGGTCTACACAGATGCACGCATATTGAAACTGCTCAAGAGAAGTGAACGGCGCCGGGAACTCACCGCGAGTAACCTGATGCCATGACCAGTTAAAGCGTTCAAGCCAGGCATCGAATAAAACCTCGGGTATGACTATCCCTTCTTTGAGGTCTGATAGCTCGAGTGTATCAAGGGCAGCCGTTGTCATTCATTTCCTTTTTTGAAGTTGAGTAAGGTCCGAGTGACAGATTCCCTGCTCATGCCTAACAGTTCCGATAAATATTGATGTGTCTCAAACTTCAACTCCGGATAATACTCAAAAATCGCGCTCAATCTATCCTCCGCACCGTGAAACCGCATACTTTCAATAAAGTGCATGGCCTTCTCAAACGTGTCAATCTGGAAATCCCTTTTTTTCATGCGGAGTGCCCGGCTTCACTCCGCGCTATTTTCCGAAAAGGTTATGCCTGTTTCCCATATTTGGCCTCTATACTCGCACGGCGTTTATACAATTTGGCCTTTACCTTTCTATCAAAGAACAGAGCCGGGTTTTCTTAATTATTTCTTCTCCGAGACCGGAGCCATGGATTTCAATAGCTTGCTTGTGAAATCGGCAAGTGTCTCGTTTTCCTTGTCCTTGTCCTTGGACTTTTCAACCGCCTGGGGAGTGAGCATGAATTCATTGAGCGATAGGCCAAGGTTCGACATGAGTTTATCGAGGACCCCGTAAAGGTGATGGGGCTTGTAAACTTTGCCGACGATCGCGCCGTCCTTATCCAGCCTATGCTCGATCAGCGTATTGCCGTCTTCGATTATGTCCTCCATCATGGTCTTGACCAGATGCATGGATTCGGCCAGCATCAAATGAGCGAACTCATTGACCGTTGACAGGTCTTTTGATTCACTCGCTTTTTTCAGGTCATAGTAAAGGCGCACTATGGATTCTTTGTCGAGGCAGATCTCACCGGCCTTTGTCTTGTTCTCGACAATCAGCGAGCAAGGATAGTCCGGACAGGTTGTGAGGCAGGGACGCAGCCGGGCCTGTATGAAATTGGAAACATGATGGCCATGCTTCCAGGCGTTCTTATTGCCTTTAAGTTTTTCTCTGTTGGCCGGCTTGGGGGATTTCCCGGCGTTGTGTCTTTGAGCTACGGCTTTTGCGGAAACGGTATAATGTCGTCTGACTTTATACCTGTCAGGTATTCCGGTAATGTCCTTATCAATAACTTTATTTTTCTCTGCGGATTCTGCTTT